TAAGAATATTTATCTCTACATACTACACAAGTCGGATGTATTAAGATAAAGTTAATCTGTTTTGCTGTTGGATCAGCAATACAACCATCCGTAAAATCATATTTACTCTTTAATCTAGAAGCTGGCACCATCTTAATAGCTACATCATCTAAGCTATGAACTTTTCTGTTAATGCTATTAGGTGTAGTAACTGTTATACTTCTTTCAATTCCTTGAGCAGTCTTAACTATTTTATTCATAGTTGGAGTAACATATAAAATACGACCTTCCTGTGGAACTGCAGCTTCATCCATTCTAGCCATAAATTCATCAAACTGATCTAAAAATACAGTAGCATCAATAACTGTAGAATCTATACTAGCAGCTTTATAGGTAGTAAGCTCGGCATGTAACTTAGAAAATCTATAGCTATCCTTTTCAGGTATAGCTTGCTCAGTCTCAAATGTGTTTTGAATATTAGCAACTGATAAAGTTAAATTAGTTTCATCAATATCCATTGGATCAATAAAGAATTCTATATCTCTATCGTGTGCTAACTTCTTAGCCTCCCAATCATTTGACATTGTTCCAGCATTAAATCCTGGTGTTCTTGAGTGATCCTTATATCCACTTAAAGACATTCTAGGTAATTTAATTACCTGTGCATTTATAAATTGAACTCCTAAATTACTCTTTGTTAAGTCATCAGAGCAAAGTTCCTTTGCATATTTTTGTTGTAGTAAGTTTGTAAATTGTTCAGCATAATCATATACTGCCATTAAAAATCATCTCCTCTAAATTTAATTAATTTAATCCGAATGCGGCTTTTAAAGCATCATCCGTACTTGACTTTTGACCACTGGATCCAGCACCTATTTGTTGGAACCCTTTATTATTCTGTTGATTTGCACCTTTTAATTGAGGTACATCTTCTAACACTTTATTAAGTGCAGCTGTTATTAGATTTTCATCAATCTCACCTTTTTCATTGGTTACTTTTGATAAGTCAGCTAACTTAGTAACATAAGGAATTGTATTAGGTTCAATTCCAAGTCCTAAAGCTTGTTTATAAGCTACATCATCAACTCTAGCTTTAACTATTTGAGCTTTTAACTGTTCATTCTCTTGTTGAAGTGTTGTTAATGTGGTAGTTTGCTCTTGTGCTTTTGTTTGCTTACTAGTTTTAAAATCTTTAATAGCCTGGTTAATATCCTCCTGGGACATTCCTTGTTGCTCAAAGTAAGATTTCAGTATAGAATTTTCCTTACTTTGAGTACCTTTATTAATGATTTCTGCTAGCTTATCATAGTCAATAGATGAAGTTTGTTGACTTCCTTCACCTCCTTCAGTAGTATCACCTGTCCCATCAGCTCCAGTTCCATCATCCGGTGAAAGCAATGGTTGATACCTGCACAACCCTAAATTAACTAACATTTTTGTTTTTAACATAATAATTACCTCCCATTTTAAAGTGTTGTCCACTAATCCGTTTTAGCTCGTCAGCTATTCCTCACAGTTTAGAGCCTTAAGAGTTTTGGGCATAATAAAAGCACCTACTTTTTATTTAAGTAAGTGCTTATTATTTATTATATAGTTCTTTAGCTTTTAAAAATTCAATTCTTAGAAGTCTTTTAAATTCCTCAACGTCTATTTCTCCAACTGCTGCACAAATATCTGGAATTTCTTCATTTAATAGCTCTGTAACTTCCTTATTCTCCTCATACATTTCATCATAATTATCAAGTAATAATTCCACTTCTAACTCAAGATAAAACGGATAATCTTCATCCTCTTCATATTTTCCATCCAAATATGCTTCAATCGTATCAAGAACCTTTTTAATCATTTATTCTCCAATCCTCCTTTGGATTATTCCTACATACAATACTAACAATTTCGTTTGTTTCGCCATTTCTAATGATAGCTATACTATTTTCATAGTTAACTAATCTACCATCAAGTTGTATATAATTAGGTCTTTTATTAAATATTTTTATTATGTCTTCTTTAGTAAATCTAACAACTCCATTTTTAGATACATTCCTATCAACGAATCTTTGAGCTCCATGCCAAGATAACTCAATGTTATCTTTTCTAAAATCATAATATGCTTGTTTTACTTTATCTTTATAACTTATGGACCATTCTTTATTATTGATATCATTTATAGTAGAATATTCTCTTTGTTTGATACTCCATGACTTACTATCATTATACTTCAAATTCTGGAACTCTTCCAATGTTTTTGATGATTCATTCCCTAAAACTGATTTATAATTTTCATATTGCTTTAAATCGGATTTATAGTTTATCTCTTGAATACTTCTTATGTCTGCCTCTTCTCTAATTCTATCTCTTCTAAGCTGCTTATTATTACTTAAGTGTTCTTGTAACTTACTTTCCCACTCTTTAACTTTAGAATCAGCCATAGCTCTATTATCTTCATCTAAAGTACCTTCTCTAAACCTCTTCCATTTTCTAATCTGTCTTTCCATATATCTTTGCTCTTGTTCGGCTTTATAATTACTTAAGGCCTCTTCTCCATCTTGTGCCTGAGGTACTTGAGTTATACCTGGAAAGTAAGTTGTTAATGTATGCCTACAGTTAGGGTGTAATAATCCACCATCTATTGCTTCACTTACTAACTTATATTTGCCTTTATTCTCTTCTAAATATGCTTTACTTGGATGACTAAATACATCATCAATTAGTATTTGTCCTTGCCATGGTAAACACTTCTCACAGGTATTTGCATGAGCTGAAACAACAACGGTATATATTCCCCATTCATCCCTTTTACTACCTTCACCTAAGAATGTAGCTCTTTGACTTGCTGTTCTAAGTGCCATTTCAGCATATGAAGCAATATTAACCCTCTTACCATCTTTATACTCTACACAGTTAATGCCACTAGCTAGAAACTCCTTTGTTGCCATGTCTATAGCTTGGTTTAACGTCTTAACTCCTGCTGACATATTAATTTCAGCTTTATATATGACTTGTCTATATATATCATCCATTTTTCTTAATACTGCAGCACTAGCTTTCCCTATATCTTTTGTTACTGTATCTTGTAATGCATTTAATTTCTTTTCATTTACCCCAAAGAAACTTTCTTCTTGAGGTACTCTAGGTTTTCTTCCCGTAAGTGCTGCAATATAGTCCCTTACCTTTTGTTTCTCAGAGGTATCTTCTGGAACATTTACATCACCTTTATTGAATCTCAGAAAAGCTCTTATTTTATTAATAACTCTAGTAACTCTATTTTGACCTTTCTTATAATTGCCTTGAAGCTCTCTATCAATACATTCTTGAATAGGTGCACTATAACTATCTATTATTCTTTTATTCTCTTTTCTATACTTATCTATTGCTCTTAACTTACTTAATTGCCATTGCTCCCATGAGAATCCTTCCTTCTTTTCTTCTCTCTTATGAAAATAAAAAGCCCTCTTCATAGAAGATATTAATTCTAATTCCATCTTCTCAAAGATTGCTCTTATATCATAATTATTCTTGTCCATCTATCTCACCATCTAGACTATTTTCGTTATCTAGATTAACTTCATCATATCCAGGTACAGAAGGTTCATCCATTACTGCAACTCCAGTTTGCTCCTTAATTCTCTCAACCTCTTCTTTTTTCCATTCTTCTGTTTTAGAATCTCCCCACATCTCTTCTACCTTTGCTTCAATACTCATAGGTGTATTAGGATTACTAAGAGTCTCAACTACTGCTTCAAATGAAGGTGATGCATATTCTCCAAAACTAACCTCTATAACACTATCTTCTGTAGGTTGCTTTAACAATGTATTATAGGCCTTAAATATTGTATCAACTAATGTTGGTAGCATGTCACTTATTGCCTCTATAATCTTACTTCTGGTATATAGTGTTGTCTTTTCCTTTTCTCTCTGTGCCTCTGCATTGTCTAATTTCTTATTATCTATTCCTAGTGTAGAAGGACTTATTATACCTTGTAAACATAGGTCCAATGCAGTTACATAGGTTGATAGATAATTCTCTGTAGGTATTGTAGGTTGCTCAGTATCTATAGTAGATGCAACATTCTCTTTCATACACTTATCTGTTTGAATATACCTATTATCAAAATAGCTAGGTTTTAATATCTCTCCAGTATTAGGATTTCTAGGTAGTAAGTCATCAGGAATATAAGTCTTAGCTCTACCAGCTCTTAATGCATCTATCCATTGAGACCAGGTTTCATCCAAGCTATCAAAGTTATCACATTTACTATCAAATATACTTTGTCCTCTACCTTCCCATTTATCACTCTCATAAATCATATATGGTACTGCCATGCAAAAGGATTTATCAAAGGTTACATCAACTAAATTTTCTGTTTGAGGTATACTATTAAGATTAACTTCACTATCACCCCTGAATAACTTATAAGTCACATACCCAAACCCATAAGTTTCATGAAGTGTATAGACTGCTTTATTAATTGTATAGTTGGTCTGGAATACTATTTCTTTAACCCTTCCTCTGTCATATACAATATCTATCTTCTCACCACTATAAAACTCTAATATAGGTAACTCAGATACATTCTTATCAAAGCTAATCTTAAAAGCTCCATCACCTACTACTAAAGCCTCTCTGGTAGCTCTCTCCAACAACTTATTGAACTTATTTTCTTTAACAATGTCTTTCCATAGGTCATTCTTAGCTATTTCTTTAAATTCTATTATGTTAAGGTCAGTTAGAACTATATTAACAAGCTGATTAACTATTATCTTAGGTAGTCCAGTGTGTATCTTTCTTATTTCTAATCCTACAGTAGGTACGCTACCCCAGAATGAATAATTATAGTTTGCCATCTGCTTATAGAGTTGATTTAACTCATAGCTATCACCCCTATACCAAATCATATTCTTAAAAGCATTAGCCTCATAGTTCATACCTTCTTGAATTATAAAGTTATAGTTAGGTGCTTCTTGTATGTTTAAGAAACTTCTCACTGCTTTTCTCACCCCATTCTTTAACTTATCAAACACTTTATCACTCCTTATCTGTTCTTAACTCCTATCTTCTCCTTATAAGGCAACCATCCATATTGAGTACTATTAACCATGTGGTCATTTTTATCTTCCGGAGTATTATCCTTATCTTCTAACCAACTATAAGTTTCTAATTCTTTAATGTATTCTTTGCAATGGTCCAGTACGTAGTATTGATTATGTGCAAACCATCCTAACTGTAGGTTTATTCTGTCTACAATAGTTGTTTTCTTCCATGCATTATTAAAGTTATAAATACATCCATTCAACCTCTTATACTTCATAAACTCAGTTATTGTTGCCTGGTCAGCACTATCTACAAACACATCCTTAGCAAATCCCCATTCAGCTCTATTTCTGTCTAGGAAGTCTACATAATTCTTAACTGTATCACTTGGAGCTATTGGCACCGTTAACTTAGCATTGTTATATACCTTTTCATCAAGCGCATAACAATTACCTAAATTAGTTATCCCTATAAAGCTCATTGATATAGTATCAGGACTATTACTTGAATAAGCTGTATCTAGTCCACTTGTAAATATAACAAAATACTCTTCCTGGTTCTTGTTGCCTTTATCTCTAATTAGCTTTTTAACTTCTTCTTTACTAACTACATGAGGCTTTCTTTCAAAGTTAGAGAAGATAAGTCCTGTAGCTCTACCTCTTAAACCTAGTATCTTATTCTTATAAAGTTTTGTACCTTTAGGAGCGCTTAACTTCTTTTTCTCTATATCCTCTTCACTTAAAGATGCATTATCATTAAAACTAAAAAACCAGTAGGTCCAATTAGGCTTCTCTTCTGAGTTGAGCTGCTCTAATATTTCTACTGGTACATCTTTTTTATATTTTTCTAAAGGTCTGCTACAATTAATAAATTCTGAATAAATATCTAAGTTAGGATCATCTGGATTAAGTGTTGCCATAAGATAATCATTTCTAGTACATATCTCTCTTACAAACTCTATTGAAGCTGTGTTAATCTCATCTATAAGTACACACCCAAATTGTGATCCTAAAGCCATCTTCCATTTGTCAGCATTATCATAACCTAATATATATATTATCTTCTCACCATTAGGTGTTTGATACCTAATATGAGGTATCTTATTATCCTTATCACCATTACCGTTATACTTTACTAAATCACCAAATACATCAGTAATACCATACTCTTTTTGTATTATATTCTTTTCACATACACCTGTTGTTTTAGATGCTATAACGTGCATTTTCTTAGATGACTTAGCAACCTTTAACATAAACTTAAGTATTCCTACTGTTGTTTTTCCTGCTGCAGTTGTTCCTTCTAAAAATTCCACTGGTGCTTCATGCTTTAGGAAAGCTTTATATTTAGGTGATAATTTATAATCATCACTCATTGTCATCATCATCCAGCTGCTCTAGTATTGAATCTAACTTCTTAGTACTATTAACATTTGCATTTATATTTATATTATCTTTAAACATACCAAGGTGCTTACCCAAGAGCTCTAATGCTTTAAGCTTATCAGCGAGCTTTATTTCTCTTTCAACACCTTCACCCTCTTTAGTTGGTATAGTTTTAACCTTTACTGATGCAATTGTAGCAGTATCATCTTCGGTTGCATCTGCTTTTAATGTTGCTTCATTCATATTTATAACATCATTGGCATTAACAAACGCTATCCTTGCAAGCTCTCTTATTACTCTATCTTGGTTTATTCCAGTTCTTTTAGATCTATTAGCTATTTCTTTGTCTATATATGCGCGTATGTTAGGTTTAGTTAAGTTTTCACAACCTATCTCCTTCGCACTATCTGGACTATATCCCGCCCTTATTGCTGCTTGTGTGGCATTTAAGTCAATTAAATACTCATCACAAAATGTTTTCTGTTTTTCTGTTAGTTTGGCCATAATGCCACCTCACTTTCTGTAAAATAAAAAGAACCCTATTTCTAGGATTCTTGATTTAATGATTTTTCATATCTTATTTTTGATTCTTTTAATGTTCTTAACTTATTTTCTAATACTTCAATCGAATTCTTTATAACGTATTTATCTTCATGATATGCTGCCTTAATATCTAAATTAAAACCATTCTCTTCCAAATCACTTTTAATATACAGAGCAGCATCTCTAACCATTTGATTGTTATATTTTTCAATACAATCATCAATTTCTTTTTCTGTGTTATTTATTAATGTATCATATGCTTCAATCATAGCATCATTTTCTGTACACATTTTCCTTCTTTCCACAAACTCCACCCCCTTATATTTACATTTCTACATAAATATAAAAATTCCTTCTAAAAAAGACACCTATATTTCTATAAATGTCTTTATATTAGATTTAGTATTATCTAAAGTAAGCCCATTTCTAGCCCATGCTTCTACTAATAGCAGTTTATCTTTAACATTAGTTTTATACTTTGACTTTGCCATGAACTCACCTCTTTTCATAAAGAAAAAGAACCCTATTAAGAGTTCTTAAATATTTTTAATTTCATTATTTTTTACACACAAAGCCATTATCCCAGATATCAAAAGCAATATTGTAACAACTGCATTTAGCAAAAATGTTATTTGATTATCTGCACTTATGCTATATAAACTACATGGTATATTCGCAATTGCTCCTACTATCATAAATACTCCGGCTAAAGTTTTCTTTTTCTCTATGATACATGCACCTACTAAAGCTAAAATGCTAAGTAATATTCCTAGAAATGCAAATATCATTACTTTTGTACTGTCAACTTCAGTAACCTTCATATTTAAACCTGAAAATAACAAAAATACACAGGCTAATATACCTAATATTCCACCTATAAGACCTAATATAAAACTTGGCTTTCTCACAAATATCCCCTCCCTTTGTTTTATTTTACATTATGCATAGTAATATTACAATAAAAAGAACCCTAAATTACTAGAGTTCCTTAGTTATTAATTATTAACCCCACGGTTCTGGTTTATCAGCCATAATCCTGCCTCGCTTTCTATATGTAGTATTACTTGTCCACATTATACACAATATGTTGTGTACAAAATAAAAAAACTAATTAATAGAGTTCTTTTTTTCTTTTTTTTCATATTTTCCTTTTATAATATTTTTTTTCTTCTTTCTTTCTTTGATTATCAATAATACTGTAGCCTCTGCGCAAGCTACAGTTATAAAAAGTGAAGCGAAAGTAATAGTAATATTTTCTCTCGTATTATAAAAACTCTTCTCTTGTTGAAGTATTAATA